ACATTTAAAAATAATAAAATGTCTGCCTATTGTAAAATATGTACAAATGTTATAAATAATGAGAATAAGAAGAAAAATAAAGATAAAATTGAATTACAACAAAAGGAGTACAGAATACGTAATAAAGAGAATAAAAAGTTATATAATCTTTTAAATAAAGATAAGATAAAACAAAAAAGTAAAGAGTATAGAGAGTTAAATAAAGATATAATAAAAGAACAGAGAAAGGAATATAGAAGGTTGAATAGGGACAATATAAATAATTATCGAAGACAAAAAATGTTAGATGATCCATTATTCAAACTATCACATTCTATAAGAAATCGAATTAAAGAATCAATTAAAAAACAGGGTTTTAGTAAAAAGTCAAGAACTTATGATATACTTGGTTGTTCTTATGAAGATTTTAAAATATATATCGAGGAAAAATTTGATGAATTTATGTTTTGGAATAATCACGGAACTTATTGGCATTTGGACCATATAATTCCTATATCTTGGGCAAAGAGTGAAGAAGAAGTTTATAAACTAAATCACTATACAAACTTTCAACCTTTGAGTGCGTTTGAGAATCTTGCGAAGAATAATAGATTCGCAGGATAGATAAAAATAATAAAATAAAATGAATGTTGATTTGCTAATTGATGGAAATTATTTACTGAGTAAATTAGTTTTCACATTACATAAGAACAATTTACTATTTGGTGCTCTCCATAAATCTTTGGAAGTAGCAGTCGGAAATTACAGAAAATGGTATCCATTTAGTAATGTCTATTTGGTCTCGGATTCAAAAGAAAAATCTTGGAGAAAAGATTATACAGAAAACTACAAAGGTACGAGGAAAAAAGATACCGATATAGACTGGGATTTTGTTTATAAAACATATGGTGAGTTTAAAGAAGAAATTAAAAGTGTTATAAATGTTTTAGAAGCACCACGAGTAGAAGGAGATGATTGGCTAAGCTACTTAGTTGAGAAAGCAAATAATGAAGAAAGATGTGTTATTATAGTTTCAAATGACTATGACATCAAACAACTAGTAAATTATCGTTTAGAACCTTTAACAATAAACATAATGACAAATGAAATGTATAACAAAGAAAAGTTATTCTTACCAAGAAACTACCAAATCTTTGTAAATAAGGTTACTAAACTTCCAAATGATGACATCTTTAATCTTAATGATAATACAGAGTTTTTGTTATTATTGAATAAGTTTATTGATAAGTATGAGATACACGAAATAAATCCTATTGAGTCTTTAATCATTAAGATTATTTCAGGAGACCAAAGTGATAACATTGGTTCTGTTTGGAGTGTTACAAAGAATGGTAAGAAAAGAGGTATCGGTGCAGCTGGTGCTCAAACAATTTATAATGAGTATATTTCTGAATTTGGAGAAGTTAGTTTAACTGATCCTGACTTATATGAAAATATTGCAGATTTAATTTGTGAGAAAAAGAAATTAAGTAAAAATCAGATAGATCCAATCGTGACAAACATTGAGAAAAATGTAAAACTAATTGATTTAAGATTGATAAACTTACCAGAAGAGATTATAGAAAAGATGAACGAAGTTTATAATAATAGATAATGGCAGAACTAATAGACGTTTTTAACGCAATGATTAAAAGAGGTAATTGGGAAGCAATTACGGTGGAAGAAAAAGAAAAAAACTTTTTCATATTTAACAGGTACTTTTCAAAAAGATATCCTGAACAAGCACAACTTTTGAACTTAAAAAACATAGATAAAGTAGTAGGTATGGAACTTTGGTATCAGTTTATGAAGACTGAACCTTACCCAAGTTATTTCTGGTCTAAAAGTGAGAAATCAGATAAACCAGTACTAGTACCAAAAGATTACAAGATGTTATTGGTTAGTTTAAAGGTTAAACCAGATGATTTAGATTACTTAATTGAGAAACATTACGAGTTTATTAAAGATGAGTTATCATATCTAAAAAGAGTAAATACATAAAAATAAAATATAATATGAGTACAGAAGTTACAAATAAAACAGACATGAAATGGTATACCTTGAGGACACAGGGCAATAGAGAAAAATCAGTTGCGGAGCGTCTTAAAAAAGAAGCAGAGAATGGAGATCTTATGGGTAAAGTAGGACAAGTAATTGTTCCACTTGAAAAGATTTTCTACTTAAAGAATGGTAAGAAAGTTCAGAAAGAAACTATTATGTTACCTGGATATATCTTTATGGAAACTAATTCATTAGGAGAACTTAAATACTTCTTAAAAGGTGTTAAAGGAGTTGCCGGTTTCTTAACAGAAAGAAATGGTGACATTAAATCTCTTACTGAGAACGAAGTAAATAGAATGATTGGTAGACATACAGAATCAATGAATAAAGAAACATCAATTACATTTATTGTTGGTGAAGAAGTTATGATCAATGAAGGACCATTTACTTCAATGAAAGCTACTATTGAGAAAATAGAAGATCATAAAGTTACTCTAGCAGTTTCAATTTTTGGTAGAAAAACTCCACTGACTTTAGATTTACATCAGATTGATAAAATACATGGATAATCGATCTTTAGTTAGTAAGATAAGTAAAGCAGCAGATGCAATTAGCAGATCTTCGATAAGGGGTTCTGCTAATTATGTTGTTACATCGAAGGATTTTTATGACCAGTTTAATCAGTTACATAAAAAGCATAGAAGGATTGAGAAAATTAAAAGATTATCTAAATGAATAAAAGATTGCAAGATTTACTTGAGAAAGGTGAAGAATTAGAGAAAAATCGAAAGGAACTAGCAGATGATCTAAAAGCTTTTGTACCTTCTTGCCCTGTTTCAATAGATTGGATCAACGAGAAAATACTAGGACTTAAATCACCAATAAGAAAACGCAAAATAAAACGTATATTCAATGAATAAGGAAAAACAACAAAGATACGATAACGTATATCTAAATATGGCTCACGAGTGGGCAACACTTTCACATTGTACTAGAAAACAAGTAGGTGCCATAATTGTAAAGAATGGTATGATTGTATCAGATGGCTTCAATGGGACTCCCTCGGGCTTCGATAACTGCTGTGAAACAAATGATGAAACTAATTGGTTCGTTATTCACGCAGAAGCAAATGCTATCTTAAAATGTGCTAAACACGGTCAGTCTTGTGATGGTGCGACATTATATCAAACACATTCTCCGTGTAGAGATTGTTCTAAATTAGTTCTTCAATCAGGAATTAAAAGATTAGTTTATCACGAGGATTATAAAGACATTACAGGTGTAGAGTTTTTAAGAGAAGCAGGAGTAGAAATAGTAAAAATATAAAATAATGGAACTAATTACAACAAGAGTATGTATGGCCTCACAGATAGGAGTACATGGAAATTTATTTGGCGGTGAAATGATGTCAATTTTAGACGAGTCTGCTGCAGTTTATTGCTGTCAGATTTGTGATACACCAAGAATGGTAACAAAGAAAATTGAAGAAGTAATTTTTCAAAGACCAGTTAAAACTGGTAACTTAATTAAGATATATGGAAGTGTTGAGAATATAGGTAATACATCTATTACAATCAATCTTGAAGCGAGAAAACATAATGTTTACACAGGAGTTCAAGATTTAGTTTGTTCAACTAAAATGGTATTTGTTAGAATTGATGATGAAGGAGCACCAGTACCGATTTCAGAAAGAGTTAAGAAAAGATATGATGATAGAGTTAAATTGTTTGGTAGAGGTTTACTAACCCCAGAGGAAATGGTTATCGAAAGAAATAAAAAGAAAAAAGAGGACAAATAGTCCTCTTTTATTATTTTGTTAAGTTTAGTAAACCTCTTTTTACTTGTGGTACACTAAGTTTGTATGATTTACCTTCAAACTCAGCGATGATTGGATAAGTTCTATTTCTTGTTTTGATGTCAGTAATAGTGAATGTTTTACCATTTACAATTGTAAATCTACCAATAACATTACCATCAAATCCTAACATTTTAGAGGTATTATCATTTACCGTGATAACTCTTTCAGTGATAACTTTAGTTTTAACCGTCATTGTAGTATTATATTTAGCACTATCATATCTACAAGAACCAAAAGAAATATCTACATTCTCTTCTCTTGCGATTTGAGCGATTGCTGCTTTAATTTTTGCTTGAACTGAGTTAATTTTTGCTGAAGTTATCATAAGTCGTTTTTGTTATTTGATTAGAGTACAAATATACGGTCATTTTTTTGCATTACCAAAATAAAATCAAAAAAATAATAACAAAGATATTATTTTTAATATAATAAATAAATTTTATATGAATTTAAGGGACAAATTAGAGAATCAAATTAAATTAAATGGAGGTTGGGTAAATACACATGCACATTTTGACAGAGCATTTTCATTAGATGAAGATTCTGTAAAGCATATTTACTCTGAATTACAAAAGAAGTGGTCAATTGTTGATACACTAAAACGAAGTTCCTCAGTTGAGGATATTTTTTTGCGTATGCAGAAGGCAACAGAATTAATGGTATCTCAAGGATGTCAAGCATTTGGAAGTTTTATTGATGTTGATGAAGCAATTGAAGATAAGGCAATATTTGCAGCAGAGATGCTTAGAAGTAAGTGGGATGATAAAATAAAAATGAAGTTTGTTAATCAAACACTTAAAGGTGTTATTGATAAAGATGCAAAATACTGGTTTGATAGATCACTTGATTTTGTTGATATTATTGGTGGTTTACCTGCAAAAGATGCTAGTAATGAAGAAAAACATTTAGATATTATCTTACAAGCTGGTAAAAGATTAAATAAAAGAGTTCACGTTCATGTTGACCAGTTCAATACTTCTGAGGAAAGTGAAACTGAATTACTTGCTAAGAAAACAATTCAATGGGGTATGGAAGGAATGGTAACTGCAATACATTCTATATCAGTTGGTGCACATATTAAAGAAAAACGTCAAGACATTTATAGATTAATGAAAGAAGCAGATTTAAGTGTTATCTCTTGTCCTATTGCTTGGATAGATCATCCAAGAACTGAGAGATTGGCACCAAGTCATAATTCTATAACACCAGTAGATGAAATGATCGACTGGGGTATTAAAGTAGCAATTGGTACTGATAATATTAATGATGTTTATAAACCATTTGGTGATGGTGATATGTGGACAGAAATAAAGGTTTTATTAGAAGCATGCAAAATTTATAATGTTGATATTCTGTCAGAGATTTCAACAAAAAATGGATTACAAGTTTTAGGACTATAAAAAAAATTTAACATATGAAACTTTGGACTAAAGGATTTGACACAAGTAAAGAGATTGAGAGATTTACTGTAGGTAAAGATCGTGAAATGGATTTAATGATGGCTAAGTTTGATGTAATTGGATCACTAGCACATATAAAGATGTTACAGAGTATTAATCTTCTAACTTTAGAAGAGCATGATATTCTTAAAAAAGAACTTTTAATTATCTTAGATGAGATTAAAAATAATAATTTTCAAATAGAAGAAAATGTAGAAGATGTTCATTCACAGGTAGAACTTCTTCTTACTAGAAGAGTAGGCGAGATTGGTAAAAAAATTCATAGTGGTAGATCCAGAAATGACCAAGTTCTTTTAGATTTAAAACTATTTATTCGTGATAAAATAACAGAAGTAGTAAATATAAGTGAAGAACTTTTTAATACACTTATTGAGCTTAGTGAAAAGTATAAAGATGTTATGATGCCTGGTTACACTCACTATCAAGTTGCAATGCCATCTTCATTTGGACTTTGGTTTGCTTGTTGGGCAGAAAGTTTAATTGATGATTTAACACAACTTGAAGCAGCTTATAAAATTACTAATAAGAATCCATTAGGTTCTGCGGCTGGTTATGGATCTTCATTTCCATTAGATAGAACTTTAACAACTGAATTATTAGGATTTGATACATTAAATTATAATGTTGTTTATGCTCAAATGGGTAGAGGTAAAGTAGAAAGAATTGTATCACAAGCTATTTCTTCAATTGCACAAACTTTAAGTAAGATGTCACAGGATGTATGTTTGTTTACTAATCAAAATTATGACTTTATGAAGTTACCTAATGAGATTACAACTGGATCAAGTATTATGCCACATAAGAAAAACCCAGATGTTTTTGAGTTGGTAAGAGCTAAATGTAATAAATTAAGTTCTCTTTCTTATGAAATAACACTAATAACAACTAATTTATCATCTGGATATCACAGAGATTTACAAATGATTAAAGAAAGTTTTATGCCAGCGTTTGATGATTTGATTGATTGTTTACAAATAAGTAACTACTCACTTAAACAAATATCTGTAAATAAAGACATACTTAATGATGAAAGATATAAATATTTATTCTCGGTTGAAGAGGTAAATAATTTAGTTTTACAAGGAAAAAGTTTTAGAGATGCTTATAGAGAAGTTGGTGATAACATAGAATCGGGTAAGTATAATTTTGATAATAAGACAACTAATCATACTCATGAAGGAAGTATTGGTAACTTATGTAATGAACAAATAAGAAATCAAATGCAACTAATAATTGAGAAGTTTAATTTTGATAAGGTTGATAAAGCTATAGAAAGTTTATGTAAATAAAAAAATCCACCTTAGGGTGGATTTTTTATTTATTTGGTAAATAGTTGATTTAGTTTGTAATTTCTTTCATCATCTTTATCTACAAACTCTAACTCTTCTTCATAAAACCAGTGAGGTATAAATTCACCATCAAATTCCTTTAATTGATATTCTGATGGATATACAAGAGATACATAGTAGATTCCATTTTCTCTAATTTTTTTAATAGTTCCTCTACAACCATATAAATCATGATATATACCACCAGAAATTTTAACTAAATCACCCTTTGAGAACTTACAATCCAGTAAAGATTTTTTTATAAATATATTTAAAATATTTTTTATTCTATCCATTTAATAGTTATTTAATTATAAAATTATTGTTTATATTATCATAAATAATAAAATCAAATTTTATTCCTCTTTTCAAACATTCCTCTTTTTTAGACATATTTTTACCTATGTCTAAATCATAGGTAAATGTACTCTTAACTTCTACTATCTTATTTTCTGAAATTATATATAAGTCTGGAAAATATCTTGATATTTTGTCAATATTCTGATAAAATATTTTACCTATTTTATTCTCAATTGATTTATTGGTATATAGTATATCATCTTCATCATAATACTTCAATAGATAATCAATAACTTTAGGTTCATAACCCTGTAAAGATATAACTTTACCACTTGGTAATCTGTGAGATTTATAACTGAATGACTTTTTTAATAATTCTTCTAAAAAATCAGAATCCTGACTTAAATGTTCTACTCCATATCTCTCAAGAATAGTATTCTTATATTTCTCTCTTATTAAGAGTTTTTCTTCATCTGTTTTAAGTAAAGACTTATTCTTCTTTTTTATTTTGACATGTTCTAATTTGGACACATTATCAACACCATATTTATTATTAAGATTATCTTTAATCATTTGTTTTGATTTATCTGTTTTTAGATGATAATCAGAATTATATTTCTCATTATTAGTTTTCTTAGTCTTTTCTTTTATAATATCTAGTGTATTGAAGTTTTCAACTCCATATTTCTCTTTACAAGTTTTCTTAGTCTTTATTATTCTCCTTTCTATTTCATCATTAGAAATATTACTCCAATAGTCATTTAATTGACATTTATTAGAACAATATTTAACATATCCCTTATTTATATCAATATATCTTACACTTTTGGAACAGATACATTTAATATCATCATAAATATCATTTTTAAAATGCCATATTATCTGTGATATACTTTTATTATTAAAAAATGAATACAAGTTTATCAGGTGGTCTAACATACCATTTTTAGTTATTTCACTTTTAATTTTTAATACATGTTTGTCTGATAAACAAACTTCTTTAATATCTTCAATACTATACATATTTTTGTAATAATTTATATCCAATGTTATTGGTATGTTTATATATTAAATATGTTCTTTCCTGTATCTAAATAATGCTAAATCTTTTTGTTTACATTCTAATTCTATATCTACTTCTATATCAAAACTTTCAAACTTTTCATATAAAAAGTCTGCATGTGCAATTTGTTTTGCAGTGGCATCTTCATGTATTTTTGCAGATGATGAATGATGTGTAAGAGGTCTTACATCTTTCCAAGTAGAGGTTCCTAATCTTAGTGTATCTTCCCAACTCATATTATCTGGATGACATTGATAGTGTAAACTATCAACAGTAATTGGAATACCAATAACTTGATAAACCCAGTCATATAACATTTTAACAGAGTATTGATTTGCACCATCATCATTCTCAACAACTAATCTTTTCTTACAAGACTCTGATAAGTTTTCAAACTCTTTACAAAATCTTTCTGCAGCCAACTCTCTTGTTGGTTGAGTAGTATTGATATGTATGTTGATTGGATAGAATGTAGTTTGATCTAATTCCATCAAATCCATAAGTTCTGCGTGTTTGTTTAACTCTTTAATAGTTTTCTCTACAACTGATGGATTCTCACTTGCGAGTACATTGAAAGGTCCCGGGTGGTACGATACACGTATACCGTGGTCTTTTACTTTCTTACCGATAAGTTTTAAGTAAGTATGAATTGCAGGAAACTTTGGTAGATCACTGAACTCATATTCTGACATCCAAGGAAAGGAGTCACTTGACATTCGATAAATGTAAATGTTATTTTTAATGTTATACTCTAATAGTTTTAAAGTATCTTTTAGATTTTCAATAACTAATTCTGAAACATAAGGTAAACCTTTTGCATCAAATGTTCTACGAACCATACCTCGGTTCACCGTTATGAATTCTTTCTTTTTCTTATCTGCATTTACTCCCATAGAGATGCAACAATAGCCTATATTCTTCATAATACAAATATAGTAATAATTATTATATTTACCACTATTATTTTTTAATATATATAGTATATGAAATATATAAAAAGATTTGAAGGGTTCGGTTATTCAGATGATGATTATCAGAATGAAGTTATTTCTATTCTAAAGAAGTTTAATTTAAGACCAATAGAAATAAATAATCTTATGAATTTTTATGCAGAGATGATGGTAGAATATGAAGATAGTGGTAAAGTACCACAAGTTTTTGTAAATGATATACAAGATAAGATAGGATTAGGACAAGGAGGATACTCAACAATTATAATGCCACCAAAACCAAATACATCAATAAAAAATTTATAAAAAGATGAAAATAATTAAGTATAGTGATTTTATTAATGAAACTGTTGATACCATAGAAAGTTACAGTAATTCATTATTAGGAGTATTAAAGAAAAGAGTTGATAAGATGTTTGATTTTCAGTCTGAACCAGAAGGGGGATCAGAGCAAGATGAAATGAGTGTAAAGAAAGCCAATATAACTTCTAAAAAGGATCAAGCAAAACCAACATTTAAAGAATTTGGTGTTAGATTAGATAGTTCAGAAGTGTCTAATAAAAACAGTAATCTAACTGTTAAGTTTTCAGATGATGAGAATACTTATTCAATTTTTATTAAAATTGATACTTCTGAGGTGGCACAAGATATTGCAAACTTCCCTAAAGAAGATGGTAAAGATTTCAGTATTGATGATATTAAGAAATGTCATATTACACTTAAAAAATATGATATAAATACATTTGAAATTGTTGGACAATTAGATAAAAATACCGAAGTTAAAGGTTTAGATGAAGAGTATTTAATTAATCTTAAAATTGAGTTAGATGATATGTTTGGAGAAGATGAAAAACTTGAAATAGAAACTGAATAGGGAACAGATTTATTTTAATAAATAGATTATGTTAAGTATAGTTTCAAGTTATCAAACCTTACAAGAGTTTAAAAAATCAAGGTATTTTAGAGTTAGTTTAGGATTAGTTCCTACTGTGGAAAAAAATGGTAGTCGTATTTATAATGATAAGGATCGATTTGCTAAGTTTTACAATATGCAGTATAACACAACAATCTATGGACAAGGTAATGTTGGTGATATAAAATTTTATGTTGATCATTATATAAAGGATTCATCATTTGTAGTTTATACTGATGACTTTCAAGAATTTTTATTTCAATTAGATCCTTTAATGATAAGAGAAAAGGGTATTGATTTTTACTTAGGTCATATTCTAAAAAATACTGAGGAAGAGTATGATGAACGTGTAAAAGCTAACGAACTTAAAAAGATTGAAGAAAAACCAGAAGGTATTGCAGAAAAAGTATTTGATAACCCAGGCAATGTTAATTATGAGGATTTAAAGGCATATTTGGCACAAAAGAATAAGTCACGTTATTTATAAATAAAGATAAAGAAACTTATAAACCTCTAATTTATCTTCATCATCCAAGTCATCAAAATCAGTGGTATAGTCTAATACATCATTAAATTTATGTAAAATAATTAAATTATTACTTAATTCTATTGTATTAAAAGTATCAAAACTTAAAGGCAAATCAATAATTATCTCGGAAACACCAAGTCCTATATCATTTATTAATCTAATAACTTTTCTTCTAATAACCGAACTAAATATTTCTTTCATAGAAGTTATATATAAAAAAAGGCCAATCAAAAATTGATTGGCCTTTTTATTACTTAACTTCTTCATCAGAAACATCCTCATAACTTACGTCTTGAACATTCTCTGAACCTTCGTTAGTTGGTTCAGGTTCACTTTGAGATTGTTCGTACAATTTAGTACTGATTGCATGCCAAGAATCACTTAGTTTTTTAGAACTTTCGTCAATTGCTTCAACATCTTTATCAGCGTAAGCCTTTTTCAATTCATCTAGGTCTATACCTAAAGCTCTCTTATCTTCCTCTGTTAGTTTTTCATCAAACTCTTTCATTTGTTTTTCTGTTTGGAAGATTAAGTTGTCAGCACCGTTAAGTTTGTCAACTTTTTCTCTTTCAATTCTATCAGATTCTGCATTAGCTTCAGCTTCTGCTTTCATATTCTCAATTTCTTCTTTTGTTAATTGAGAACCACCTTCAATTCGGATTTTATTTTCTTTACCAGTAGCTTTATCTTTCGCTGTTACAGAAAGTATGCCATTGGCATCGATATCCAAAATTACCTCAACTTGTGGAATACCTCTTGGCGCCGGCGGAATACCATCTAAATGGAATCTACCTAAAGAACGATTGTCTCTTGCCATAGGTCTTTCACCTTGAAGACAGTGGATCTCTACAGAAGATTGATTATCTGCAGCAGTAGAGAATGTTTCACTTTTTCTTGTAGGAATAGTAGTGTTTGCATCAATTAATTTAGTAAACACACCACCCATTGTTTCAATTCCAAGTGAAAGAGGAGTTACATCTAATAGTAATACGTCAGTAATACCACCAGTCAACACTGCACCTTGAATTGCTGCTCCTAATGCAACAACTTCATCTGGGTTCACAGATTTGTTTGCTTTCTTACCAATGAATTTTTCAATAGCTTCTTGAACTGCTGGGATTCTTGTAGAACCACCAACCAAGATAACTTCATCAATATCAGCTGGTTTTAATTTAGCACTTTTAAGAGCAGATTTTGCACAATCAATAGCTCTTTTAACTAATGAACTAGTCATTTGGTCAAATTTCGCTTTTGTCAATTGTTTTACAAAGTGTAAAGGTTGATTGTCTCTTGATGTGATGTAAGGTAGATTAATGTCTGTTGTTGTAGAAGAAGATAATTCAATCTTAGCTTTCTCAGCAGCTTCTTTTAATCTTTGTAATGCCATAGCATCTTTTGATAAATCCACATCATTTTCAGATTTGAATTCTTGAACCATCCAAGTAATGATTTCGTTATCAAAGTCGTCACCACCTAAGTGAGTATCACCGTCAGTAGATTTTACTTCAAAAACACCGTCACCAATTTCTAATACAGACACGTCATGAGTTCCACCACCACAGTCAAATACTAAAATCTTAGACTCTGCATTTTTCTTATCTAAACCATATGCTAAAGCAGCTGCAGTTGGTTCATTGATAATTCTTTCAACTTTCAAACCAGCGATTTCTCCTGCTTCGATTGTTGCTGTTCTTTCTGCATCACCGAAGTAAGCAGGAACGGTAATAACTGCTCTAGTTACTTCATAACCCAAGTAATCTTCTGCAGTTTTTTTCATCTTTTGAAGAATCATTGCTGAGATTTCTTGTGGAGTATATACTCTGTCGTCAATTCTAACACCAGGTACATTTGAGCCAGTTTTTTCTACTTTGTAAGGAACTCTTGTTACTTCATCTTTACAAGATGAAAAGTCTTTCCCTACAAATCTTTTTATTGAGTAAACAGTTTTTTCAGGGTTTGTAACTGCTTGTCTTTTAGCAGGGTCACCAATTTTTCTATCTTTATCAGTGAATCCTACAACTGAAGGTGTTGTTCTTTTACCTTCTGAATTTGGGATAATTGTTGGTTCTCCATTTTCAACAACCGCAATGGCCGAATTAGTTGTACCAAGATCAATTCCCACTATTACATCTCTTTTGTTCATAATTTTAATTTATTTTTTTTTGTAATTATTAATATTCAATTTCTATACCAAAGTTTAAATTTACAAATTTTGTCATATATTTAAAATTTATTTTAAAATTTTAAATGACAATGTGTCATAAATAAGTTACTTTATTATTATATATTTTATTTTAAAAAAGTTTATGGTATTGATTAAGGAACGATATAAAATTTTATATATAAAAGAAAATAAAAACACATGAGATATATTTATACATTATCGGATCCTTCTACAATGGAAATAAGATATGTTGGTCAAACCAACGAACCTAAAAGAAGATTTAACGATCATATTTCATCATCTATAAATGAAAATTCCGAATCATATGATACATATAAAGCAAGATGGGTAAGAAAATTAGTTAATAATAATTCATTACCTATCATGAATATAGTAGATAGTTGTAATTCTTTTGAAGAATCTAATAAATTAGAGAGAATTTATGTTGAGAACTTAACAAATGATGGCTGTAGATTGACCAATTCACATGTTACTGATGTTACTGAATCCTCGGTAGAAACTAGAAATAAAATTTCTAGTTCTAAAAAAGGTAAGACTCTTGAGGAAATTGTTGGCTTAGAAAAATCAATCGAGTTAAAGGAGTACTATTCAGAAAGAATTAAATTAAATAACCCTAATAAAAGTAATGATCCATTAGTTAGAGAGAAGATAAGCAATACTCTTAGAGAGTATTTTGAAGATAAAGAAAATCATTGGGCATATGGACTAAAAATGACAGATGAACATAATGAGAAATTAAGAATGGCTAAATTAAATAATCCTAAAAATGTAGGTAATCGAAAACCTAGAACGGAAGAACAAAAGGAGAAATTGAGAAATAGTATAAAGGGAACTAAGATAAAACGAAGTGAGATCCTACAATATGATTTAGATATGAATTTAGTTAAAGAATGGAAAAGTTTAAGAGAGATTGAGAGGATTGATACTACAATGAGTAGAAGTCAAATTGCAAAATGTTGTAAAGGTGATAAGGAAACTTATGCAGGGTTTATATGGAAATATAAAATCTAGTTTTAATATATAAGATATGAAACATTTAAAAAGATTTAATGAAGCGGCCACAGAAGGACTTGATAAAGAGTATCTTGATATGGTTTTTATAAACTTCATTGATAGGGGTATTGAGACTAAACTTAGTCCAAATAATATGGTTTATACTATTGAATTAAAATATGATTTGATATATACCATAGGTAAACTAAAAGATTATTGTGATAAACTAAAAGAAGATTCATTAGAATTAGAATCTTGTATGGGAAAAGTTAAGATAGAATACCCAAAAGCATCTTATGATTTAAAACCGGATTTTAGAAAGGTCATATTTAAAATTTATGAAAATCCCGGTGTAGTTAACACACCTAATCCAGAAGGTTTTGAAGAAGTAGAGGGTTGGGAAGATGATGATCATCTTGATTTTTTTAGATAAATAAAAAACCCACCAATCGGTGGGTTTTAATCTTCTACATCTTCTTCAACGTCAATGAAGAATAAAGTTGGGTCAATTTTAGATAACCACTCTCTTGCTATTAACAATTTGTTAGTATCTCTTGACAACCAAACTTTAGCCATTTCAAATGGTTCAGAAGTTTTGATCATATTTTCATATCTTTCATAGTCTTCAAAGATTTCTAAGATTTCTTCTCTTGATAGCAATGCCATTTCATCTACATTCGCCATTTTCATTACATAATGAAAGTTCTCTTCTTTACTTTTAAAGTTGATTGAATAATCTTTTCTTGAACCTACAGTTAAGTAGAACTCATATGATCTTTTTATTTCTTCAACTTTTTTAGATAAAGCTCTTTTAACTATTGAAATAATTTTTTCAATTCTAGCGTGTGCTTCTACTTCATCTTCTGGGATTTGAGCAATAACATCATCAATTTCATCAGTTAAGATGTAGTTGATTATAACGTTTTCTCTGTAAATGTCCTCAGTCAATATACCGTGTCTTTTGAAATAAAAGTCTGTCTTAATTTTCATTAAGAGACCATTCTCAAACTCAATTATCCATCCTTCTTTATCTTCTGTATAAGAAGCCATTTCGACTAACTCGTCTAAAGTATAACCTGTCTCAGATGGAGCAACTCTAACGTCTCCAATTACTTCTAAATAGTCATTTAAGTCTAATAGTTCACCAGTAACATTATCTCTCAATCTTAATAAAATTAAGTCTTCTTTAGCATATCTTAAAACAATTTTGTTTGTCGGAGCGACATACTCAAAGATTGCAGTTATATCACGATCGAAAGTCCAATCAACAAATCTTTTTACGGACTCGTTTGATTTGTAAACTCTCATGATACCTTCTGCTTGGTCAGTAATAACTGACATTTTTGATTTACCAAAAACTGATCCATCTGGAAGTTTGATAAATGATGCCACAGATCCATCTTCTTTGTTGTAGATAGATTTAATTTTAAAGTCTTTAACTTCGGAATACATAGTATCTGGTACTTGGTTCAAGTTAAAGAATTTCTCTAATAATAAGTATCTTTTAAATAAAGATCCGTCAGAGTTGAATACGTATGATATTCCTCTCATTTCTTTCGCACCTGGATCGTTGAAATCTGCCCAGGATGCCAAACGATAGTTGAAAGTGGAAACAGCATAACCACCTACAATAGATTTTGATTCGTAAAATGGAGAGTCCACTTTATTAACCAAAGCTAATGCTTCATCGTAAGTTGGTATGTTGTATATTTTTTTCATTTTATTTTAGTCTTTTAATAAGTTTTCTGCAACAGAGTATTGTTTATCACTTAAAACTTTTACTTGTCTACCTTTGAAATCTTCTTTTTTTAATTTAGTATTTGTTTTTAATTGTTTCTGTAATGATAGTAAAAATGAATTAGTACCATCATAAGATTTAATCTTCTTATTTAATTCTACTTTTTCGTTTATTTCCATGTTTTAAATTATATTCTACAAAGATAGTATTTTTTTAAGATCTTCCGAAATTTTTTCAAATTTATTATCATATCTAAATCTAACTAGTTGTATATTATTTTTAATACAATATTCATTCTTAATATTATCTTTGATTTTTTGTAGTTCAAAAGCGGGTTTGCCACCAAACCATTTAACCGATTTATAATGTTGTATTCCATCATATTCTAAACATATATTATATTTTGGTAGATAAAAGTCAAATCTTAATTTTTGTTTATATTTACACTCATTAAAATATTTTTGTGTCTCAAATTCAATATTGTTATCAGTAAGTAATTTTTCAATATACTTCTCACCTTTGCTAGTATTACATTTAGGACAACCACACCCCCTTATATGTGTATCTAAAACTTGATAAAAATTATTATTACATAATTTATGTTTTATTTTAATTTTACTAAATGAACCTTTTGGTTCTGATAAAATAATGTATTCATTATTATGAATTTTATCTGACTTTTCTTGTGCACTTTGAATTGTATGTTTATTGTTACCAGCGCAAAACTTACAACCACCTTTTAATAAATGATGATATATTACTTGCTCAAATTTATTACCACACGTATTATGTAGTATTACTGACTTCTTATTATATTCTACATTTTCGGATAGTATCGTATATTCATTATTCCACTTTTCTCTACTAATTTTTAATATTTCTTCTTTAGTATATTTTTTATTACCATAACAATAAGGACAACCATCACCTCTTAAATGATTACAACCTCTTTGTGTTAAAATGTTACCACATATTAAATGTTTAACTTTTGCAATAAAATTAGTTCCTTTAAAGTCAATAACCTCATATTGATTATTATGTACTAGATTAGACTTATTTTGAAAGTCTTCTATGTCATATTTTCTACCATTACATTTAGGACATACCTTTCTATTTAATAGATGATCTATTCTAATATCAAATTCATATCCACAAGAATGTTGAAATTTACTTTTTTTACCATATCCGTTGTATTCAATAACTTTAAAATCTAATGATAGATTATCTATTTTATTCTGCATTTCCTCAATTCTTAACTTCCTATCCATAAACTTTTACTTTTTTTTTATTATAATCAATAAATTATATATTAAATATGAAAATTCACATTTTTCCGGAGGAGATTGTAAAACGTTGCCTCTGGGACACTTACGTATATTATGTACTACAATGCACTGAAAAAGAAGCAGAGAGAGTACTGAAAGAAAATGCCGAGATTGAAATATCTGAAAGAGACGCATTAGTTATGGGTTTACTTAAAATAATAGAAACTATAAATTTAATTCATAAGTTTAATACTTATGTTACTGAATTTTTGAGTAATAAATCTATTGGTAACCCTAAGAAGGATGGTACTTTATTAGTTAGAAAGAAAAACTTCGACTATGCGGTTGATAAGTTTTTAGATAAATTCCCGGACTATTGGGAACCTAGTGCAGGTTGGGTTAATTCATTAAAAGAACTTGTTGAATACATAGATGAAATGAAAATAGGTTTAGAAAAATTAGAAATTATTGAACTTGAAGATAAAAATGTTATTTATGAGTTTTATAATTCAAGTGCGATAAAGAAACTTTTAAAATTTAATTATTAATATGGAAGAAAAAGAAATGAAAAAAGAAAAGAACATTGGTCTTGATTTAACTGGTGTAGATGTAAATAAAGAGATTATTTTAGAAGATAATCCAAGATTACATGTTTCAGTGTTAGAGGACCAATTGAAAGAAGCAGAAGACAAGCATGTTAGATTGTATGCAGATTTTGAAAACTACAAAAGAAGAGTTCAAAAAGAAAAAGAAGAATTAGTATTAAATACTAAAACTAAAATGTTATCAGCTGTATTAGATATGGATAGTGATGTAACTATTGCTATAAAATCAATGAAAAAAGTTGATAAAGGTTTATTACTTATTGCACAAAAATTAGAAACATTTTTGAAAAATCAAGGTATTGAACCAATTCAAACTGATACCTATGATGAGGATTTACATGAAGTAATCTCTGTATTAGAAACAGGTGAGAATAAAATCATTGATGTTGTGACTAAAGGTTATTCATTAAATGGTAAACCATTTAGATATCCAAAGATCGTTTTAAGTAAATAAGTTATGATGAACACCAAACCCTCAATTCTAAATATAAATCAAAATGTATCTTATCGAGAGATAATACTTGATACTTTATGTCAGGGTATTAAAAATTCTTCTGAGTTTCGTGATGTATTAGATTATGTTTTGGATAAGAAGCTTTATTTATTTGAAGGGTTTGAGTTCCAAGGAACTTTATATGATGGTGATGAAGAAATATTAGATCTAATTATGCCATCAATTAGAAGGGTGTGGGGTAAAGTTTATATTACTCCACCTTCTATGTTAAAAGGAAATAGATTAGAGTTATTTGAATTATTATTTGATATAGATGATTTTTTAGATTATTTAGTTTTAATTTTACCAAAAACCACAAATAAATTAGAAATGTTTGATAACTTAGATAGAACACAAGAAACATTACAACTTATCGTTGATAATTATATTGCAGGATTATTTCATCAAGCTTACAACTCTGAAACTATTAATGAGGATATAAAATCCGCAAAAAGAAATAAAAATTTAAAGGATATAATAAATGATTAATTGGTATGTACAAATATCAGATTTGGCACCACATGGATTTAATTCTGATGGTTATCTAGGTAATGTTATAGATAACGCAACTCCGTTTATGGAGTATTTCTGCAAAAGATTATCAGAAGTAAATAATTGGAGTATAGATGATGCACAAAATGTATTTAAAGACATAATTGACGAAATGCCAATTATGTCTTCAACCGTTTTGAATAATGAGTTTATTATAAAATACAACAGATGGACTTCTATTAAGCTAACAGATACAACCAAACAAATATATAGAGATATAAAATTAGAAAAAATATTAGCATAAATTATGGCAAAAGATTATTATAACGTATTAGGTGTTGATAAAACGGCATCAGAAGATGAGATTAAGAAGTCTTATCGTAAAATGGCAATGAAATGGCATCCAGACCGAAATCCGGATAACCCAGAAGCAGAAGTAAAGTTTAAAGAAGCCGCAGAAGCTTATGATGTTCTTTCTTCTCCAGATAAAAAATCAAACTACGATAAATTTGGTTCCACAGATGGTGGTAATCCATTTGGTGGTAATCCATTTGGTGGTGGACAAGGTCACGGATTCAATATGAATGATATTTTCAGTCAATTTGGCGATATATTCGGTGGTGGATTCGGTGGTGGAAGACAGCAACAACAAAGACAGTCAAAGGGTTCTGATTTAAGAATCAAGGTTTCTTTAACTATTGAAGAAATAATTACAGGAACAACAAAGAAGTTAAAGTATAAAAGACAAGAACCTTGTGGTGGTTGTAATGGGAAAGGTGGTTCTGATGTAAGAACTTGTATTCCTTGTAATGGATCAGGTCAAAGAACCGTAGTACAAAATACACCATTTGGACAAATTAGAAATGTTTCTGGTTGTCCTGATTGTAATGGAAGTGGAACTCAAATTGCAAATAAATGTAATGTTTGTCACGGACACGGAACAACTGTAAAAGAACAAACCATAGATGTTGAAATACCTAAAGGTGTTGGAAATGGAATGCAAATGACAATGACTGGATTTGGTAATCATACTATCAATGGTGTACCAGGAGATTTATATATTATATTTGATGAAATTAGAGAAATGTATTTCAGAAGAGAAGGTGGTAACATTATAGTTGACCAAGAGATTTCGGTTATAGATGCGATTATTGGTGCAAATGTTTCAGTTAAAACCCCACACGGAGATATAATAGTTGCTATTGAACCAGGTACAGAACACGGTAAAATTATAAGAATGAATGGTAAAGGTGTAGCAGATATACAAGAAGGTTTAGGAAGTTTAGTAGTAAATATTAAAATTAGGATACCAAAGTCTATTAACCTTGATCAAAAAGCGGTTTTAGAAAAATTAAAAAGTTCAGGTAATTTCTAATGTTGATGAATACAAGTTATTCTTTTGGTTCACCGCCAAGTAATCCTAAGGATGGTGACATGTATTTTGACTCAAATACAGGTAAGAATAATATGTACTCAAAAGGTAAATGGTTTGAGTTAAAAGTAAATTTATCAAAAAATTTAGAAAGAAAAGAAAAAATAAAAGCCATATTAAAATAATATGGCTTTTTGTGTTGTGTACAGGTATTACGTCGCGAACAACACAATTTTAGAACTCTAAATTTCTATGTTTTGGTTTTCTATTATAGTCTTTTTGAGACTTGTGTACTTTATGAGTTGCTACCCAGCCAGCATTAGCTTCGATCTCCATTTCTCTTGAAGCTTTCTTTCTAGATTTGATGATTTGTTCTTTTGTTATTTTGCCGATTGAGTTCATAGTTTCTATCTTTTTTAGTGATACAAAGATAATATAAAATTTTAATATATACAATAAATATTAAGAATTTTTATGGCAGATTATATTCCTTTTCAAGGTGGTTTAACAATAGAAGAATTTATAGACTCAATTCAAACAGAAATAAGTGTATCTTGTGCTTTACCTAAAACAATGCCCGATGCAAATATACGTCAAATAATTGAATCTAGAGCACTTCCTTACTTTTATAGATGGTATCAGTATGCCGTACAAAAAATGTATTTTCTTGTTAAAAAAGAAGCATTTACTACTGAAGAGTTTACTAAATATAATTACGTAACCGTTCCTTGTGAAATACAATCAGTTGTTTATTTATATGAAGTTAGAGGACAATCTTTATTTCAATTAGGTATTAATACACCAAACTTATCAGTAAACTTAGGGGTTACTAATCAACCTTACTTATCTTCTTATGTTACAACAATTGGAGAGTTAGGAGTTTACAAAACAATGTTAGATTCGATGTCAGATATGTTGAACCAGCTAAATAAATACACTTTAAAGTATTCATTTAATCAACTTAACCATAGACTTCATATCTTAACAAAAGTCAATTATGATGTTATTATGGAAGCTTATGCTAACATTCCACAAGAAAACTTATTTAAAGATGATTTATTCTATAAGTATGTTGTTGGTTGGACTAAAGTTCAATTAGGAAATATGTTAGGAATGTACGACTTTTCATTACCCGGTGGTGTTAAGATAAATCATGCTAACTTAATTACACAAGGTCAGGCAGAATATAAAGAAGTTGAAGAAGAAATCAAGGCACAAAGTAATAGTTCTTGGTTTATAATGGTTAAACGCTAGTAGAGAATTTATTTTGTAAAATTTATATATAGATCAGGAAGAACATTATGCTTAACTATACCACCTTCCATTTGTGTTTCAACTTCTGGTTGAATTTCTGGCTGAGTTCCAAACTTTTTTATTTCCATTTTTTTTTACTTTTTTTTCTGAGGTTATCGAAGAATTGTTAAATGATAGAATTGGTGATGAGTATGCCGCACATTATTTCTATAGAAATGCTGCAAATTGGTTTAAGAATATGAATTATAAAAAAGCGGCTTCTTTTTTTGAAGCTGAAGCTAGTTCAGAATTAGAACATGCCAAAGGTCTTCAAGATTATTTAACTCAATGGAATTTACTTCCAGTTATCACACAAGCACCAACTACAAAAAATTTCAATGGTTTAGTTGAGATTGTTGGACTAGCATATGAAATGGAATTTGGTCTTTTTGGAAAATATTCAGATGCTCAAAAATTATCTCTTAATACTCATCCTGCAACATTTAATTTTATTCAAAGTTATGTTAATATTCAAAATGATGCAGTTGCAGAATATTCAGATTTATTAAATGCTATAACATTAGTAAATCACGAGAATAAGTTTGAAGTTCTTTATTTTGAACAAACATACTTCTAATAAAAAAACCACTCATTTGAGTGGTTTTCTTTTACTTGTTAAATCTATCAAAAGAATTCTGTGATATTTTAACCCAGTTAGCTTGACCAATAAACTCTTCTAAAGTTCTACTATTAGAATAAGACATTGCGGATCTTAAATAATCAGTAAAGTTTTCTCTCCATCCAGATAAAGTGTATTCTACTTTATTGTATTTAGAAATACCTTCACCGGTTTTAAGTTCTTTCCTATTCCAAGACTTCTGAACTTCTTTTGTTGACATTCCTCTATAATACTTCCAAACATCTATACCACTATTAAAATTAGCGATTGCACGTTCTTCATCTATTAAATGAAATATACCAACAGAATCTTTTAAGAAGTTATCAGAACAACTTTCTAAACATTTGTTGAATATTCCACCTAACATACAAGCATGAGCACCAAGTGCTAATGCTTTAATTATATCAGAGAAGCTTCTAAATCCACCATCTGCCAAGATTTTAGTAGGATTATCAAACTCTTTAGATATTTCATAACACTCATTTACTAATGATGCCATTGGAAAATGTATTGAAACATTTGCTGATGTAGTACAGGCAGATCCTCCACCAATGCCACACCTGATCCAATCAACACCAATCTCACAATACTTTCTGTAAGTTTCTGGATTAGCAATATTACCAACCATTAGTTCAATGTTATTACCGTATTTCTCTTTTATTCTCTTAGAGATTTCCCAAAGTTTTAGCATATGGCCGTTAGCCACGTCAATTAGCACTTTTTTAGGTAGCTCTTTATCAGACTCGAATAACTCAATAATTTCATCAAGTCCGTAAGAATAGAAGTAATTATCATTCTTTAAACTATCGAATTTAACATTTCTCGGTAAACAAACGTTTACATTGTTTAATTCAAATTCGGATATGTTATTTTCATCAATAACCATATCCATTGGTGCGGTAAAGATAGGAAGTTTTCCATTTTGTAATGGATTTATCTCACTACGAGAAGCAATAGTACTCAGAGTATCTGGTATTATTGTGATGTCATTCCAATCAAATTTTTTCATTTAGTAAAAGGTATATTTTTCTTCTTTAACACAGTAGATTGAGATAGGATAAAGTCTTACTTCACCTTGTGTTTCATCAACTAAGAATCTCATTGAACCATCAATGATTTCATTAGTGATCTTAACTGTTGCGTTGTTAAGTCCTTTAAAAATTGTGTGATTGATTTCATCACTCTCGTCAATTGTTAGGAAGTTTTTCTTACCTAAGATTTTTCCTTTAAATCCTTCTTCAAAGTAAGATTTCTCGATAAGTGTTTGGATTGTAGTAGAGTCAGAAAACTCTACTTTAATTTCGTGTTTTACCATTGTTTTGGTTTTTAATTAGACAATAAATTATTTACTCATGTTTTATCATTTTTAGGTAAAAAGTTTTAAACAAGGTACTAATTTTTAATATATAATTTATAACCGGGGGTCATTGAACCCACTCTTAGGACCGGTATAGTTTAGGCTATAAAAGAAAACACCAAATTCGCTCCTTGGTGTTTTCACTTTATAAACAACTTAATGAAAAAATAGTATATAAAACAAACAAATAAAAATAACATAAACATGGAAAAAGAACACATATTGACCGAAAATCCTAGTAGATTCGTAATCTTCCCTCTGAAATATCACGATATTTGGGAAATGTATAAAACCGAGGAACATTCATTTTGGACCAGCGAAGAGATTGACTTATCTCAAGACACTACAGACTGGGAAGAGAAATTAAATGATAATGAGAGACATTACATTAAAAATGTATTAGCTTTCTTTGCGGCATCCGATGGTATCGTAAATGAAAACTTAGCAGAAAACTTCTTAAAAGAAGTACAATACCCAGAAGCTAAATCATTTTATGGTTTTCAAATCGCAATGGAGAATGTACACTCTGAAACTTATTCATTACTAATTGATACTTATATTAAAGATGATGAAGAAAAAAATCGTTTGTTTAATGCAATTGATACAGTTCCTTCAGTTCAAAAGAAAGCTCAATGGGCTTTAAAATGGATTGATTCTGAATCATTTGCAGAAAGATTGATAGCATTTGCAGCAGTTGAAGGTATATTCTTCTCTGGATCATTCTGTGCAATTTTCTGGTTAAAGAAAAGAGGATTAATGCCAGGATTATCTTTCTCTAATGAGTTAATCTCAAGAGACGAAGCTTTACATTGTCAATTTGCTTGTTTATTACATAATAAGTATATTCAAAACAAAGTAACAGAAGAAAGAATCAAAGAAATTATCTGTGATGCGGTTGAAATTGAAAAAGAATTTATTTCTGAATCTTTACCAGTATCTTTAATTGGAATGAATGAAAAACTTATGTCACAATATATCGAGTTCGTTGCTGACTTCTGGTTGGTTGAATTAGGTTGTTCTAAAGTTTACAATTCTGAAAATCCTTTTGACTTTATGGAAATGTTGTCTTTACAAGGTAAAGTAAACTTCTTTGAGAAAAGAAATGGTGATTATCAAAAAGTTTCTGATAAAGTAATTGACTTTGATAATCTTAACGAAGATTTCTAAAAACAACCCACTTTCGAGTGGGTTTTTTAGTTATAGATTTTAATATATAACTCTATGAAAATATTAAAATTTAATGAGTTTGATGAAGTGAATGAAGCACTTCCTAGACAACAATCAGTAGATCAGCTAAAAAAAGTTATGAAAATGTCTGCAAGTACTGACATTGGTAACAGAATTTCTGATATGAATAAACAAGGTGCTAATATAGATTATATTAAAAATCCTATTGATACTGGTATAGAATCTTATGAAGATTTCGAAAAACACAATAAGAAATTTGTTCCTTCTTGGAATTTAAAACATTTAATCGGTCCTTTTGCACCAGAGCCTAAACCAAAAGTTAATTTTGATTTAGATTATGAAAAGAAACAAGGTAAAGTAAAGAAGTAAAAGATGTTGCTAAAAGAAAATAAGATGTGGTATAAAACAATACCAGAAATGTTAAACTTTCTTAAAAGTAAGTCTAATCTGCCTTGGTTATTTTTGGACACCGAAACTACCGGCCTATTAGGACCAAAACACGAACAACTAACTCAAGTATCTGCACTGGTAACTAAATATAATTTTAGTTCTAATACATTTGATGAGATTAGTTCTTTTGATGATAAAATCAAACTAACTTCTGAATTAAAGACAAGGTATAATCAACCAGATGGTGGAAACAGAAGAATACTAAGTTTTAATCATTATGGTTCTGGTTCATATAAATATAAAGGCGAGAAACAAATCGTAGATGAGTTTTTTGATTGGATAAATGAGTTCTCACCTTGTTTATTAGTTGCACAGAACGCGGGATTTGACATGCAAATGTTATCTGGTAGATATGGTCATAAAATAAATAATGAAGTCTTAGACACGAAAATGCTGATTCAACTATATTTCTTACCTCTTATTCAAAAGTTAGCAGAAACTGATTTAACTTATCAAAAAATGGTAGATGGTATTGGAACTTCTACGAGAGATAACGGTTTAATCTCATCTTCAATGAGTAAAGTTGGACCGGCACTTGGAATAAATATGTCTGGTTATCATGATGCATTAACGGATTGTCGTATTACGATAGAAATGTATCAAAAAATTGTTGTTTTATTAGACGAAAATAGAAATGTAGATATATCTAGATATCAAACCGAGAGGATAAAAAGTATTAGAACAAAGTAATGAAATTAAGAAAGTATAACGAAGCGGCTGAACACGATGATAATATGAAAAAGTATTTTTCTAGTGATTGGTATAAAAAATAAGTACTAAACCGGCAAAAGATTATGATATGTTGTATCTAGTGGTCTTAGTTATGAGTTCATATTGGATATGAAGTTTTAGAAATAAAGTCTAACAAATGTTAGACTTTTTCTTTTTTAGTAAATATAACTTAAAATTATATGAAAAGATATGGATGGTTATAAAATATTTACTAGAGTTGAGAAGATAAAGTTTCTTTTAGATAATTCTTATATAAAAGGAAGTGCAAAAGAATATCTTAATGCATATATTTCCGAACAGATTGATAAATCTATCAATTTTACATACTATTTAACTGAGGATTTAGATAGAACAATAGCTTATACAGAGTATGTAGCTGAACAAAACTTTATACAAAAAAAATTAAAAATAACCTAATAAAATATAAACTTTTTTCAATCTTTTTCATATAATAAGTAATCGGGTTAAACCGATATAGAAAAACAATAAAAAGCAATTATGAATGAACTTGACGACCTATTTAATGGTGGATTAGATTCCAAAATGGACTTCCTAAATGAAGCAAAAACAACAAACACAGATGGTATCTACAGAGTAGATCTATCAAAATGTAAAGACAAAAAAAGGGGCTGGCGAAGTGTGGTTCGTTTTTTACCTAACTTAACTCAAGAAGGTAAAATCGGACAATCAGCTATCGACAAAGTAAGCCACTATGTGGACATCAAAAATCAAAAAGAATTAAGTGGATGGTTTGATTCACCTAAAAACTTTAATGAGAAATGTCCTTTAACAGATTTGTATTACACAATGCAAAACTCTAAAAATGCAATCTTGATTGAAAAATCAAAACAATTGAAATACTCTAAAAAATACTATTCTTATGTTTTAGTAGTTGAAGACGAACAACAACCAGAATTAGTTGGTAAAATCTTAATCTTCCAATACGGTAAAACTATTAAAGATAAAATCTCTGCTGAGAAAAATGGTGAAATCTCTGGCGTTCCTTGTAACGTATTTGATTTATCGGCTGGTAAAGATTTCGTATTAGTTGTTAAAGAAATTCAAACTGGAGACGAAACTTACCCAGATTACAAAATGAGTATGTTCAAACCAGAAGCTACTTCTTTACCAATTTACTTTAAAGATAAAGCAGTTTTCAAAAACGCTCCAATTGTAGATGGTAAAATTGATCCAGCTGCTCAAGGTAAAGTAAAAGAGTTTTTACTAGATAGAACTAATGAACTTGAAGATTTTGCTCCGAAACATTTAACTGACGAACAACACGCTAAAATCAATGAAATTACTAATTTCTTAACTGGTAAATCTTCAGCTTCTTATCCAAGTGCTAATCAAGCTAAACCAGCTTCTGAAGACTTTGAATTTGAAGATAGTTTCACAACTACT